ACCAAGTTTGATCTCACACACACAGGTTCTGACACAATAAATAAGTTTTTTGAAGAGCATTATGATGATTTAGTTTCAGAGGTTTATGATAAGAACTTCAGATATGGTATGTGTCAAGGTATTTTTCATGCTACTTCTTCCATATTCCATGGCATTCTGGCAAAGACTCAAGAAGAAGCTATGTCATACATATATGGAAATACAGTTGTAATCAGATCTTTTGTTACATCTGATGATGCATCCAGGATCACAAAATCAAAGAAGCAAGAACTTAAATCTGTAATGATAAGTCAACACAACATCATAATATCATCAGGGAACATAATGAATATATTAAGAAATGACTCAAAGAGTGCTCAAAGCCCTCACATAGCTGAATTCAATTCAATTTTCTATAAGGGAGGGGTAATGGCTACACCATCTATTAAGCAGAGGGTTTCTAAGATTGATGTAGGTTCTGGAGAAAATCATTTTGAAGACTACTTATCTGCGTTGTCTAATGCATCCAATTACTTTTCTGCTGGAGGTTCTTACTCAGGATCAATAATCTTAGCAATTCTGAATTTGACTCTGCATACTGAACAGTGGAATAGATGGGAATTTTGTAATGATTCAAGATACTATCTGCCTGTTGAACTGGGAGGTTTTCCTGTAGTTGAACCATTTACCACATCGATTTGTGGAGCTTTATCAAATTCCTATCTTAGAGTGTCTAACTGGATGGATCCTGAAGAATATGCTAAACTTCATGTAAGAAATATTACCAGTAAGCCTGAGCTAGTCACTCTGTCTGATTTCATGAGAACTAATTTTGAAAATGCTCAGCTAGCAAATTCTGATCTCAAAATTTTCAAGAATGCAGGACCCATGGGGATAGTGAGTTTATTAAGGACAGACAGAAAGTTATCCATGTTTGAACGGAGATGCAAAATGTCTAAGTGGAACATACCATCATCCTTTTCAACTTTAACTAAGTATCGACCTTCAGCTAAGAAATTCTTATTCAATATTTCAAGAACTGCTGATATGACTTTGCATGATGTTCCTGAAGGAGTCAACTCTTTCTATCTGCGTTACACTGACCCGTGGGTTTCTTCAACAAGAAAGTGTCATAGAATTAGTCCCAATTCCTCATTGGTAAAGCTTGGCTTTGCTGCTTCAGAAGTAATAAGTTATGACATGTTGAAGGATAAACTGCTTATGATAAGTCCTTCTGAAGCAGAAAAAACTATGATTAAGCTTTCTTTAGAATTTAATGAGAACCTAGCTACTGGTGTTCTGTCAAAGCAACTGAATGTGAGATTCAATGATGCAAAAACTATACTTCAATATATATCAAATCAAGAGTGTGAAACTTTTATTGTCCCTAAGCACGAACCTTCATCGACCAGGTTGTCACTCAAAGAAACATCTGAAACTGATAGGAATCAATATATGATTAGCATGGTAAAATATTTAGCCGGATTCAAATCTAGACAGTTAATAACAGAGTTCACTAAAAACACACTGGCTTTTGATTCTTTGCCTAGTGACCATGTGGGATTTGAAATATCAGTCAAAGACTCAATCATTTTGGCTGATAATAACATGCATGTATTTGAAAAATATGTTAAGTCTTACACAAAAATGATTTGCTCTGGCCGACCAGCT